AGAAGTCGCTAATGGTTTTGATGTTCACTCGTATACGTCTAAAGTTATTACAGATGCGGGTCAACCGACTACTCGCCAAGATGCGAAAGCACACACCTTTGCACCATTATACGGAGCAACAGGATTTGGCAGAACCCAAGCTGAAGCAAAATACTATGAACACTTCACACAAAAATACCAAGGGATTAAATCATGGCATACCCGATTGGCTTCGGAAGCTATGAATACGGGTATGATTACTACACCTTCTGGTAGGCAGTTTTCGTTCCCGGATATAAGAAGATTAACTAATGGTAATGTTACAAACTTTACACAAATAAAGAATTATCCTGTACAATCATTCGCTACTGCTGATATAGTACCTCTAGTGTTAATGCATATGGAAGATAAGTTTAATACATATAAGTCTTGTATAGTGAATAGTGTGCATGATTCTGTAGTAGTTGATGTACACCCTGAAGAGATAAATCAAGTGTTGTACTTAATAAAGGAAATAAATAACGAACTGAAATCATTGATTGAAAGCAAGTTTGGTATAAATCTTAATGTACCATTACTATTAGAAGCAAAAATTGGTGACAATTGGCTTGACACAAAAGATGTCGCATGATATAACTATAAAACTTTAATGAAAGAGAGGTATCACACATGAGTGATTTAATAACTATAGATACAAATAACTATGCTGCAATGGCAAAAGCTATGGGTATAGCAGGAGATAGTTCTTCTGAGCCGAAGAAGAGCAATACTTTACCTAGATTGAGGATTAATCATTCTCCAATCATGGGTGAAACAGAAATGAACGGTAAGAATGTTAAGGTTGAGGTTGTTAATGGTGGTACTTATCGCCTAGACAAACCTGATGTTGACACATATTATGGTTCATCGGCAACTATCAGACCCTTTATGCAGAGGTTTATGTATAAAAGATTTGTTAAGAATAACAATGCCAAAGCAGGTGAGCCAATGGGTACTTACCATAAAACTGTTATGGCTGATAGTTTAAATATTGATTTAAAAGATAATCAAGGTACATTTAACTGTGGTAAACCTGCAGGTTATGTAAAGGATTTTAAATCATTACCAATAGCTCAACAAGATTTATTAAAACAAATAAAAAGAGTACGTGTTATATTTGGTTTAATAACATTGGAAAACACCGTTAACGAAAGAGGTGAAGCTACTGAGTTGAAGGAGTCTCCATTCATTTGGGAAATTGATAACCGTGATGCTTTTAAAACAATGGGTGCTCCCTTTGCAAAATTAGCACAAATGAAACGACTACCTGTTCAACATAACATTGTGCTAAATACTGATGAAAGAAAGTTACCTAACGGTAATTCATTTTATCTTCCTCTACCAAGTCTAGATGTTACAAATACAGTTTCATTAAGTGATTCTGACCAAACTATGTTTGCAGACTTTGTTGCATGGGTTCAGAATTATAATGAGTATATCATTAATGAATGGAGCATCAAGAATGAAAGTAACATAAGTCAAGAAGATATGGACACTGTAAGTGATTTTATAGATATAGATTCTTCTGAAGAGGTAGCATAATGCACCATCCAGCAGAATTGGCGATTCATCAGTATCTTGAAAATGCTACTCATGGTAAGACTAGAATGAGTGATTCTACTATAGAACGTATAGGAGAAGAGATTAAAGATGCTTTGAAACGTCAATTTGCTGGTGGTAACAAAAGAGATGAGTTTAGATTTAGAATGTCTAATATAGGCAGACCCTCTTGCCAACTATGGTTTCAAAAGAATCATCCTGAAAAAGCATTACCTAAACCCACTACCTTCGTTATGAATATGATGTTAGGGGATATAGTTGAAGCAGTATTTAAAGGATTACTTACTGAAGCAGGTATGGAATATATAGATAATACAGAGGTAGAGCTTAAACTAGATGAAGACAGAACTATTAAAGGCACATATGACATTGTTATGAATGATGCAGTTGATGATATTAAATCAGCTTCTGATTGGTCATACAAAAATAAGTTTGAGTCTTATGAAACACTAAGGGATGGAGATAGCTTTGGTTACGTTGGACAACTAGCAGGTTATGCAAAGGCATCAGGACACAAGGTTGGTGGTTGGTGGGTTGTTAATAAAGCCAATGGTCAATTCAAATATGTTCCCGCAAGTAATATGGACTTGGAAGAAGAACTTAATACTATAAAGAAAACTATAGCTACAGCAGAAGAAACAGAATTTAAAAGATGTTTTGAGCCACAGCCTGAGTTCTTTCGTAAAGTGTCTACAGGTAATACGGTTCTTAACAGAAACTGCAACTTTTGTGATTTTAGGAATACGTGTTTTACTACGTTGAGAGAACTGCCAGCTCAAATGTCACAAGCTAAAGAACCTAAGATGGTTCAGTATGTTACATTAAGAAGTGATATGTATGCCGCCACATAAAGTAAGAAGAGAAGCCATAAAGTATGGATATAGAAGTGGTCTAGAACATAAAATATCTATGGCACTAGATACCATAAATTATAATTATGAATACGAATCTATTAAGATAGAATGGGAAGACCTTGCTTATCGTACATATACTCCTGACTTTATATTAAACAATGGTATAATTATAGAGACTAAAGGTAGATTTATGGCAGCCGATAGAAGAAAACATTTGGCTATAAAAAAGCAACACCCTAGATTAGATATTAGATTTGTATTTTCGAGCAGTAGTAGCAGACTAAGTAAAGGTGCAAAGTCTACGTACTCTCAATGGTGTATTAAATATGGATTTAGATACTATGATAGAATCATTCCAGAAGATTGGTTAAAAGAAGACGGTAAAAACAATCATCCCAAAAGAATAAAATTTTTAGGAAGCAAGTTAAAAGGAGAAACAAAGTATGGCAAAGGACTCAGAAATTACTAATAAAGTTTTACCTGAAGATTTTATTATTAAAGTCAATCCTCATCTAAATAGTGCAGGTAAATGGAATGGTGGTATAGAGTTATCTATTCTTCCTAATTTAGATAATCCATTAGATGATGATGACTTTTATCAAGTGGAGCATATATGTAAGATGATTTGTTCTACATTAAATTTTATGGAAGTAGAGCCTACATTTAGAGATAAAATAAATGATTACGTTGTTAATGTATTTGACAAAGAACATAAAGATTCTTTTAAAAATAATGAGATTAAAAAAACATATAATGATAATGTAATAAATGTATCCTTTGTTAAATCTGACACGTAATGAGACATATGGAGTTTATGAAAATGATGCAAGATAAAGAATTATCCAAGCTACAAGAAGAAATGATTAATCATCCTAGACATTATAATGAAGCAGGTATTGAGTGTATAGATGCTCTACAAGCTATGTTAGGTGATGGATTTGATGCTTATTTACAAGGAAACATAGCCAAGTATTTATGGAGATTTAAATATAAAAATGGTTTAGAGGACTTGAAAAAAGCACAATGGTATCTAAATAAATTAATAGAGGTTTACGATGTCGCTGATAAAAGTTAAAATAATATGTAGTATAACGGTTGACCCAGATGAATATTCAGTTCCTTCTGACGGTGACGTTACAGAAGACTTTGAAGAGTATGTAAGAGAATTCTTTTATGATATAGACGGAACAAAAATAACACAATTAAAAGTACAAACGGAGACATAAATGTTAAGTAATTATCTACCAACTGACTATCAAAATTTTATAGCACTCTCTCGCTATGCAAGATGGAAAGATGAAGAACAAAGAAGAGAAAATTGGGGAGAGACTGTAGATAGATACTTTAGTTATATGAGTAATCATTTAAATAAAAATCATAACTATACTATAACAAAAGCATTAAAAGAAAAACTATCAGCACAGATAATGTCTCTAGGTGTTATGCCTAGTATGAGAGCTTTAATGACATCAGGACCTGCATTAGATAGATGCCATGTTGGTGGTTATAACTGTAGTTACATACCTGTAGATAGTCCTCGTTCATTTGATGAGTGTATGTATATACTTATGTGTGGTACTGGTGTTGGTTTCTCTGTTGAACGTGAGAATGTAGACAAGTTACCTATAGTCAATGAGCATTTTGAAGACAGCACTACGGTCATAAGTGTCGGAGATAGCAGACCGGGATGGGCAAAAGCATTACGAGAGTTAATTGCTATGCTTTATGTTGGTCAAGTTCCTACATGGAATGTGTCTGAAGTTAGACCAGCAGGTGCAAGACTTAAAACATTTGGTGGTAGAGCATCAGGACCTGCACCATTAGTTGAGTTGTTTCACTTTTGTATACAGAAGTTTAAGGGTGCTAAAGGCAGAAGACTGTTTCCTATTGAGTGCCACGACATCATGTGTAAGAT